CACCGTCAGGGGTTGTCTTACCCTTCCAAAATTTTGTCAATATCAGGATTGCTCTTTCCATTCCTTCCATTCTGACCAATTGATAGGCCATAGAATATAGATCATAATCGTTGTTGATCCACAAACTTACGTTCCAGCTATTCCAGCTAGGGTATCCTTCATATGGACGTGCCATCTCTCAATCTCCTATTGATATTCTTCTTCAAATCTTATCTTTGCCAATGCTATGGCGGCCTCATGGTGTTGTTCATTAGTGTTTATCCAATAAGAACCCCACAAATCTTCGTATGCCTCTTCATACAAACGTTCCATGATTTCCTGATTTACTGGGTGTGACATATCATACCTTCCTTATGTTTGTATCCAATGTTTTTACTTCGCCATCACTCTTAAAATGGATGACAGTAATTCTTGGTTTAAATTCTGGTGGTTCAACAGATACCACACGGCCTATCTTGCCCACCAGTTTTGACGGTGCCAATGTATTGTCGCCATCCGATACATCTTTGAATTTTACTCTATCATTTACCTTTATCATTTTAATTCTCCATGTTTTGATGGGGCGAATGATACCACAAACGCCCCACCATATCCAGACTATTTTACCGATACAAACTGACCGTTGTATGGACTACGCCCAACCTGAACATAGCCACGGTTATTATGCCATGTCCCTTTCTTGCCATATCTGCCAGTAATTCTGCGAACCAGAATATCTGTTGCCGATATATTGGCGAATGGGTTTAGGTTTGAGTTTGCATTGTCCACGATAACGATTTTGGTGTTGTAATACTGCATGTCATATCTCCTATTTTGCAGTTAAGGTTTTCCAAACAAAAGCCTGTTTTGCTTTTGCCAGTCTTTGCCGTTCAGTCTTATGCGACTTTGCACGGTAAATCTTTTTCCAATTCTGAGTTTTCTTTGCCATTAGAATGTAAACCCCACATATACTTTTGTATTTGATTTCAGGAATATTTCCCTGTTCATATCGTCATAGTCCGACAGGCTATAACTATCAGTCTCTTTGTCCCAATGGTTTACCACATAAACCGTTTTGGCATCCGGCTTGCGTTTTACCAGATCACCTGTCCCCATGTGACGCAATGCAATCTCTTGCACCGTGTCATGATCGCCAGTGTTCGGATCAATTACTGTGATATATTTATCCATTTTTCATTTCCTCTTTTACACATTTTACGCATTCCCAAATGAATGCACCAAAGCCAGCCATACCACATGACATAGCAAAGATAAAGACAATCCAGAATAATTCCATATCCATTCTCCTATTTGATACCAAGCCAATCACAGTGAAGCTTCGATACGGCCTCACCTGATCCATACAATTCTGGGAATTTTTCGGTGCCAATTAACTCGCACCAACTATCCCACAGATATTCACAACCCCCAGCATTTTTACAGGCTTCGATATACAGCAAAGCCTTGGTGTGTCTCAGCTTATCGCTGGCAGTCTTGCCAAACTTGAATGTCTGAGCTTGCAACCCAAACCGTTGCAGGTTGTGGGTATCCATACATCCAACTTCGCCCAATGCTAACTGCATGACAAAGCCAGCTTTCGGCAATCCTAGGCCGGGGATTTTTGTCAATTCTGCCAGACATTGTGACAATTTCATTTTGCCCTGTTTGGTATCTTTCAGCAAACGATACAGCCAGTCTTTGTTTTGCCAGACAAAATCATATGTTTGTTGTTTCATGCCCCAACACGCTGATGAATTTTTGCCATGTTGCAGAATATCGTTGTATTCTTGCAAAACTCTTGGCGTTTGTGTTTGGATCGTTGACGATACCAAAATCACGAGCTTGGCGGTGTTTGTCTTTGACCGCAATGCCCAACGTGATATTTTTGATTGATGTTTTTTGAACATGTTTTTCGCATCCTTCCAATGCTGATTTTTCGTGGTTATAAGAATAATATAATAATACCCCTATAGGGGTATTATATTATTCTAATATTTCAGCTCATGTCAAGCATCAAATCCAATGTGATTTTGACATTGCCGATTGTGGAATAATGCCACTCATCAGGGTAAACGATACCCTGATTTTCAAAATGTTTTTTGATTTGCTCAGATACGATCATTTGAGCTTTCAAATCCAAATCAGATAGGTTGATCATGTGTGTTGATTTGCTGATCATGATTTTGTCTCCGGTTGAAGCCCCGATTTGGGGCGTTATAAGTATATCTAACCTTTACTAAAGTAAAGGTAGATATACTAATATTCCAGCGATTTTGGGTAGTTTGTTCTGGGTTTGTTCTGCTGATTTGTTCATCGTATGTTCTCATCAATGTTCTGGTTATGTTCTCGTCATTAACCTGCTGAATTGATGAAAAACTAGGCAATGCCTAAAAACTAGGCAGACCATGGAATAACCTAATTAAATCAACATGATATGGGTATAATGGGTAGGGGTATGTGTGACATTTATGCAACACTATACACATTCTTTGCCTAAGAATTAAGCAAAAACTCAGCAAAACTAAGGAAAATTAGTGTGACATTTTTGCAACACTAAGCAGATCTCTTTGATTTTATTGATTAAAGTATTCTTTGCCTAAAAATTAGGCAGATTTGGGAAGATTTATTTAGAACCCCCACCAAAAAAACTAGTTTATATTTATATATATAATATACCCCTGACATAAATTTTCAAAAAACTAAGGCTACTTCATCGGGGGACAATTAGTAGATATAATAGTACTAGTATAAAAAGTATGAATATAGTATAATTAGTTTGAGGGTGTGTCGGGCTAGGGAGGCTAGGTATTTACCTCTGCCGGACTAAATATAAAATAACATATTTTTGTCTGTCTGGCAAGATGCATAAACAAATATTTATTTTACTGTTGCAATTATGCAACACTTTACAAAGGACAGTACAATGATTGAAGCAATCGTACTGGTATGTTTTATAAACACTGAATGTGTAGAGATACACGATGATCGTGGGCCTTACTTAGAAGAGATACAATGTAAAGCACGTGTAGCAGAAATGTTAGAAGATTTTATTTCTTTTGAACAGACACCCCCGGTTACTTTTATTGATTATAAATGTGAACCAGTAAAAAAAGGAACACCAATTTAATGTTAGACAATACAGATTTAGAAGAACAGCATACCCCTGAAGAAATACACAATATATCTATGTTCCTTGATTTAAGAACTAAGATGACTGAGTATTCTAACATGAAGGCTAAAGATGACTTTCTAACTTTTGTTAAGATATTCGCACCTACTATTGTGTCTGACTTTAAGATGGGCAGACACATAGAGTTGTTATGTGCAAAGCTACAGGGTGTAGTAGATGGTAGTACCAAAAGACTTATGGTATTCTTACCACCTCGTTCTTCTAAATCAGTTATCTGTAGTAAGTTATTTCCTGCTTGGTACATAGGTAACTTTGGGCATCACGAGATTATGTCTGTCTCCCACAGTGATCAGCTTGCTAGTGACTTTGGTAGAACAGTCAGGGACATTGTAAATACTGACAGGTTCCAAAAGATATTCCGTGGTGTCTCTCTACGTAGTGACGTTAAGGCAGCAGGTAAATGGAAAACAAATAAGAATGGTTCTTACTATGCAGCAGGTGTAAGAAGCCAAGTTGCAGGTCGGGGTGCTCACGTAGCCCTTCTGGACGATGTGATGTCAGAAGAAGACAGCTTCTCAGAAGCAGGACGTAGATATATTAAGGAATGGTATCCTGCAGGTCTTCGTACACGTATAATGCCCAATGGTGCCATTATCATTATTAATACAAGATACCACTATGATGATTTGTGTGGTTGGTTATTAAAGCAAGAACAAAATGCAGAACATACACCAAACCCTTGGGAAGTTATTAGTATACCTGCATGGCTAAATGAAGAAGCTGCAGAGTTGCTGGGTTTACCAGAAGGTAGTTCATATTTTCCCGAATGGAAGCCAGATGAAATATTGAAGATTGACGAAATGGAAATTAGAAGTTCTAATGGTAGTAGATATTGGAACTCTTTGTATATGCAAGACCCTTCACCTGATGACGGTGGTATTATTAAAAAACGTTGGGTCAAGTGGTGGGAATATGACGAACCACCACCATGTGACTTTGTAATACAGACATATGATACAGCATTTAGTACATCAAGAACTGCTGACTATAGTGTAATACAAACATGGGGAATATTTAATTCATACGAAGAAAATGAATATGGAGTAGAAGAAATAACTTCTAA